TTAACATTATTTCACCAAACATCTCAGTATCTGTTGCTGGTGGTTATGCTGGTGCATCTATTACTCTAGCAACCTACCCACTAACAAGTGGTTCAAATGGAACTGCTACAGCATCTACTGATTACACTGCATACAAAGGAACTGCTAATTCAGTGTTTGAAAGATTTACTTCTCTTGACCGTCCACTAGTACTATTCCTACCTGTTGCAAATGCATTAGCATCTGGAACAGTTGGAGTATTTGATGCAGCAACCTCTTGGGCAGAAGAAAATAATGGCTTTGTTGTTATTGGAACTGACGAAAACTTAACAGTAGCAAATGCCGTTTCTTTTGCTGGATCTCTTACTGATACAAGCAACGCTGCTGTCTACTATCCAAACGTGTACATCTCTGATCCACTAGGACGTAGTAGTGGCGCTCTTCGTCTTATTGAGCCTACTGGCGCAGTTGTTGGTCTTTACCTATCAACAGATGCAAGCCGAGGCGTATTCAAGGCTCCTGCTGGTATCTCAACTCCAGTGCTAGGAATCGTTTCTGTAGAAAAAACATTTACATCTACAGAGTTAGATACTATGAATGCAAGTACTTCTCCAGTAAATCCAATTCGCCAAATTCCTGGTGCTGGTCTTTCTGTGATGGGTGCTCGTACATTAAAGCAAGATGGAACTGCAAACAAGTATGTAAACATGAGACGTTCTTTAATTTACATTCGTAAGAATCTAAAGAACCTAACAGAGTTTGCACTATTTGAAAACAATGACGAAAGATTGTGGGCCCGTATTAATACTAATATTGGTTCCTTCTTAAGTGAATATCGCAATCAAGGTGGTCTTCGTGGGGCAACCCAAGCACAGGCTTACTTTGTAAAGTGCGATGCAGAGAACAACTCAGATGCAGATATTGCAAATGGTGAAGTTCACATTCAAGTTGGTGTTGCTCTTCAATACCCAGCAGAGTTCATCGTCATCGACCTCAGCCAAAAGACGCTGAACTAATCCGAAGGAGATAATAAATAAATGCCTACAATCATTAATAATCGGTCAAGTTTAATTACCGATCCATTACGTAACTTTAGATTTTTAGTTACGTTTAAACCTATCCCAACAGCAAGTACTGCAACAACAAACTTGGCTGCAGCCACTACTTTTGGATTTACTTCAATCTCTGGAATGGCGGTTACAACCGACTCTATTCCTTACCGTGAAGGTGGATATAACACCACTGTTCACCAGATTCCAGGGCAAACAACTTTTGCTCCTATTACATTACAACGTGGTGTAATTCTTGGAACTAATCAAAACTATGAGTGGATGCGAAACCTGTTTGCTACAGTACAAGGTGGAGGAACTACCCGTGGTAAAGAGCAGAACTTCCGTTGCAACTTAGAGATTCAGGTACTGTCTCATCCAATTCCATCAGCGGGTGAAACTCCTCAGAATACTCCATCAGCAACCGATCACATAGCAATGCGTATCGAAGTCTATAATGCATGGCCAACCGCTGTAGCATACTCAGACCTAAACGCTGGTGATAACGCTTTACTTGTTGAACAGATGACCTTAGTACATGAGGGATTCAACATCAATTGGGCAGCATCTCTAGCAACTAGCGCACCAGCATTTACCGCATAATCTAACAAAGGATAACAATGACGAACACCATTAGTGCAGCGGCTAACCCCGCATTAGCAAATCAAATGTTAAATAAGGCGTTAACTGAAACGCCAAAAGAAAGAATGCCTGAAATCGTATCTCCTTCAGATACAACTGTTGAACTTCCTGGCGGCTATATAAACGCCGCTGGGGAGGTCATCAGAACTGCAGAGGTTCGTGAACTAACAGGTAAAGATGAAGAGATTATTTCTAAAACTAACAACTTAGGTAAAGCAATTTTAACTATCTTACAATTAGGAACCGTTAAAATTGGTAATGAACCATCTAGTGATAAGTTATTAGATGAACTTTTAGTTGGCGATAGAGATGCTATCTTACTTGGCATTATTAAAGCCACCTTTGGAACCACAGCAAAACTTCCAATATTCTCAGATGGCGAACAGAAGTTTGTTGAGATCGATCTTAACAATGACATTAAAACTAAATTCCTAACAGATCCTGTAAATGAACGCATGTTTATTGTTAAAGGTAAGACCGTCGAATACACAGTAAAACTGCCCAACGGAGTTGTTCAAAGAGAAATGATTAACAATGCAGATAAGACTCCTGCAGAACTAAGTACTCTTGTTTTAGAAAATACTTTAGTTCGTATAGGAGAGAGTCCTGTATACAGCAAAGCACAAGTGCAAGCACTTAGCGTTGTTGATCGTAGAACGATTATTGAAGAGATAAACAAACGAGCCCCTGGGCCACAGTTTGAAGACATAGTTGTTACAGACCCTGACACAGGAAGTGAGGTAACGGTTCCTATTAATTTAGGATCCTTATTTCAATTCTAATGTAATTAGTTATCTCAGACTATTTTCCGAATGGTCTGCGTTATCTGAATACTACGATGGATGGTCTTTATCTGAGATAAAAGGTTTATCTCAAAGAGAGAGAAGCAACTGGCTAGAGGTTGCAAGAGTGCGATATGAAAGGATGAGTAATGGCTAAAGATCCCGTATCGCAAATTTCTAATGTAAACGCTGGTCTAGATCAGACTCTAAAAAAACTTAATGCCTTTGAATCTATTCTTAAAAGGATAGGTGGGGTTGCAACAAAGTCTCTAGACTCAGTAAGTCGAATCCTTATGCCAAGTGTTGGCATGGGTCCTGGATTAAATTTAGGAACTAACAACGCTCAATTTAGTAATGGCGCAGGTGGTACACCTGCAGGTAGTAGCACTAATGCAATGCCTTGGATTTATTCAAAGCCAGGTGCTGCTGGTGTTGCTGGAGTTCAACTTGGATTAGGTCTTGCAGGAGCAGCCTACGGTGCAATGCCAGATCTTGGTATGACTGTATCTCGTGCAACTGGCTTCTACCAGAGTTCACTACGTACTGGTGGAATGATGAACCGTGCAGGAGTTGCTGCGGCCACCTTTAGTGCATTAGGTGGTGGCATAACTGGAGTTGGAGATGATGTAGCCGCAGCGGCAATGCTATCTCAGGGTTATAACTTTATGCCAGGAACATCTTCGTTTAATAGAATGATGCGTGAAGTTGGCGGTGTTGGTCGTTACTTTGGAATGCAGAATGCTACTGCTGCTCAGGCCATTGGTGGATTACGCACTGGAAGAATGGGAGCACAACTTTATCAGTTTGGTATAAATACAACTGATCCAAATACAGGACAACCTCTTTCTACAGAAGCAATTGCTCAACAACTCTATGGTCGTATGACTATGGGTGGAAGAGTAAACCCAACCGCTGAACAAATGGCAACAAACTTACGAGCAGGTTTTGGCTCAGTAGATATGCAGATGTTCTCTCCAGAACAACGAGCCATATTAGAACCAATGCTTATAAACATGGCTGCTGGTAAACCCCTAGGTGATTTAGCAACTCTACCATTTAATGCTGATAATCCATTAAATGCACAAATGAAACTTGCTACCTCAATGACTTCTTTAATGGAGCGTGGTACTGAGCCAATGATTGCTGGCTTTGAATCAGCAGCAAATGCAGCGGCTGCATTAAATGCACAATTAGAAAAATTGCCAGATGGATTTTTTAAAACAAAAGGATTTGTTCAAGGACTTTCAAATACAAATGCTGGAACCGCAATTAGTGGCGTTGTTTCAGGAATTGCTGGAGCAGCAGGCACATTGTTGGCTGCAAAAGGTGTTAGAAGTGCATTTGCCGCTGCTGCAGCACGCTCAGGTGCAGCAGCAATGGGCGGAGCCGCAGCGGCTGGAGGCAATACAGTTGTTTCTGGGGTTACCGCTGCTACTGCTGCAAGGGCTGGACTATCAACGGCTGCAAAACGCATACCTATTCTTGGTGGGGCTATATCAGGTGCTACTGGTCAAGGATTTTTAAGCACTGTTGGTATCGGTGCTGCTGCTGGCGGAGTTGGTGGAGCCCTATTCGGTGGAGTTGGCGCAGTGCCTGGAGCAATTGCTGGCGGTCTTTTATCTGGTCTTGGTTATCTTGGAGGACAAGCATTAAGAAATATGTTTGGAACACCTGCTAATGCAGCACAAACTTCACAAACAGGTACAGCAATGACTGCTGGAATGGATCCAGAACTACTACAAACTTTACAAAATGCTGGTTTTAGTGGAACCTCTCTAAGTACAGCCTATGGAATTGTAAAGGCTGAATCTGGTGGAAGACCTGGAGCAAAAAATATGCAGGGTCTTGATAAATCTTATGGCTTATTTCAAATTAATATGGAAAATAATGATCCACGTAACCCTAATATGGGAGTTAAACGTAATGAAGCCTATTTAAAAAAGTATAAATCAATAGGTTATACAGGTCCAGAAAGTCTACTTGATCCATTTATAAACGCTAGAATTGCGTACGATATTTCTAAAGGTGGAACAAACTTTAATCCGTGGACTACCTATACCAGTGGTAAATATTTACAGCATACCTCTGGCACCGCTTCGGCTAGCATGGGAAACAAAACAGTTAATATAACTGTTAATTTAGCCAATGCGTCGGCAGCAGAAGCCAATAAGTTGGCTAAACAAGTAAAAGACATTTTGTTAAAAGATAAAGACCTTCAAGAAGTGGGAGGTAAATAATGCCTGGAGAAAACAGTAATCCAAATCAATATGTTAAAACTATTGATCAAATCATTGCGGAACGAAATAGTGCTAGAGCAAAAGGCGTGGCTGATGCTGCTGCTGCTAGAGACAAAGCCCGTAAATCAAATCAATTATCAAATTTAGTAACACAGATAAATGAATATAGAAGGTTAATTATTCTCGCTGAGAGAGACTTAAGTATTACATCTGCCAACATACAAACAGCACGAGCCGCTGGTGATACCGCTGGAGTTGATGTAGGACTTGGAATCTATAATACTCAAAAAGTAAAACTAGATAAACTAAAAGACGATGAAGCAAGAGTAAATACAGAGCGTAGAAATATTGTAGCGGGATTAGTTGCTGCAAATAAAGCAGTAATTAATGCGTCTATTAAAGACTCTGGGATTACGAAGCCAGATACAAATAAAAAACAAAAAAAGATTAAACCTGCTACAGAAGATGCGCCAGAGCCACCAGCACCGCAACCTTTTACTGGGTACGTGTATAACATACCTATGATTCAATCTGCATACTTTAGACAAGATTCTCCTCAAGGAGGAAGCACTGAACGGGGTGTTACTGGGGCTGGAAACTACACAGATGCTAGAAATATGTTTGGTGAGTCTATTGCAAAAGGCACTATACAAATGCCACTTAATCTTACAAACAGTGCTGCTTGGAAATTTAAGACTGGAATATATAAAGAAGATTCAACAATGTATGGTTTTAAATTTTTGTATAACCCAACTGAAGTAAACATGGGTTGGGGAATGTTAGAGGGTGTAGACCCAAACGTAATACGAAGCGGTGCTGCTGGAGGGCTTGCTCCTATAAGTGGTGTGGGATTGTCCACTATTGATTTTACTTTGTTACTAAACAGAATTGGAGATATGGATTTCTTAGATGAAAATGGATTAGCACCAGGAGAAAATAATCCTTATTCAGGAGTTAATACTCTTAGTAGAGTTGAAGATTTAAAAACCATTTATAAAAAAGGAACTATGTACGATCTTGAATACTTGTTTAGAGTTATCAATGGACCAAATGCAATACATCAAACCATTCTAAATGGTAAGAGTGCTGATTGGGGATTTTTAATTGGATCTCAAATAGAGTTATTTTTAGGAGATGGATTAAGATATCTAGTTAGATTAAATGGAATAAACGTTAGTCATACTATTTTTAATGATCGAATGGTTCCTGTTCTTTCTCAAGTATCCCTATCTTGTGGAAGATACAATGACGTGGGATTGAAACCAGAGGATAACCGATGATTTTTTTAGATAGCAGATATGTTGATGGCACTCTATTTAAGGCTTGGCATGCGGGTAAACAGGAATACCATCTAACAGTTTTTAGAAATTATCCAACTTCTTATTTAGGATACTTTATATATGAATGGGTTGAAACCGACCGTTTAGATTTACTTGCTACAAAATTTTTAGGAAGTCCTTCTTTGTGGTGGAGAATTTTAGATATTAATCCAGAGATTATAAACCCTCAAGAACTTACTCCAGGAACTCAATTAAGGATTCCAAATGCGTAGTCCAGGAACTCAACATAGACTTAGTAGTTATTACGAAGTTTCTTATCCTGATTTTCCATCTCTTAAGGCTCAACCTAATCAGGTCGTTCTTCATCAAGAGATGGGTAAGCACGATATTCTTGAATTAACATATACGTTACTAACTCCTTTTATTCTTAAAGCAATAAAGACTGGAACTCCAATTCAGTTTACTTGGAAGAACGATAAAGTCTCTGGAAGTTTCGTGGGCTATGCCACTACCGTGT